ATTGTCATTGTTTTTTATCTCCATAAATACCCATATGGCTTATAAGGGTAGATTTGTTCCGAAGGCACCTGAAAAGTATAAAGGTGACCCTACACGTATTATTTATAGAAGTTTGTGGGAACTCAAACTTATGAAGTATTTAGATTCCCATGATGACGTGCTTTATTGGGCTTCAGAGGAGTTTTCTATACCATATAGAAGTCCTATTGATGGTAGAATGCATCGATACTACCCCGACTTCTGGGTTAAAAAAAGGAACTCTAGTGGTATTATAGAACAAGTTGTAATAGAAGTCAAGCCCCAAAAGCATATAGACCCGCCGAAAGTGCAGAAAAGGAAGACAAGAAGATATATGGGTGAGATGGCAAGACACGCTGTTAATATGAGAAAGTTTGAAGTTGCAGAAGAGTTTTGCAACAATCGTGGAATGAAATTTCAGTTAATGACTGAAAAGGAGTTAAATATAAAATGAGCGAATGGCCAAGAGCAACATTCATAGATGAAGATGGCGAAGAATACTATTGGAATTTTTGGATAGAAAGAGATAAAGACAAATTTATAAAGGAGACTAAAGGCATGAACCGAGCGCAACGAGAGTTGCATTGGAAAATGTACTTTGAACAAATAGCATAACATGGCCGCATACCTGTTTCAAGAATTAGCACAACTGACTGCTGACGAGTTTGGCATGAAGTTCAAGTCTATGAAAGATTTGTATACCAAGGAGCAGGGTGATCCGGTCGCTAGGTTAAGAGAGTTAGCGGAAGAACAAACGCGAGTCTCTCCTCAGAAGATGTTAATTGATTCAGAAAGAACTAAAAGACTTCTTCCAGGTAGAATGTATATGATGCATTATAAACCTAAGGACATAAATAAACTTCCTTACTATGATAGATTTCCTGTCTTCTTGTGTATGAATGTACATAAAGAGTGGTTTACAGGATTAAACTTTCATTACTTGCCACCTGAAAATAGAGTTGAATTGATGGATCAATTGTATCCGTTCGTTATGGCTCCAGAAGTTAAGGCAGATGATATGGCAAGATCGTTAAGAGTTAAGCTGTCTCCTAGAGTAGATTATGAGTTTTTGAAGAAGAGAAGATCGATGATGTCATTTAAACCAATGTGGAAAAGGTATAGGAGAGACTCTGTATTAGGTCAATTTGCATACATGCCTCCTATAGCTTGGGATATCATAACCATGCTTCCAGTGCAACAGTTTAGAAAAAGTAGTATAAATAGAGTATGGAGAGAGTCTCAAATCAAGAGACGTAAGAAGAACTAATGGCAAATATTAAAGACCTAGCAACATCTGCAATTGGATTGTTTAAAGGTAAGCTGCTTGAAAAGACTGCTACCGGACAACAACAGCAATTCAATCTCAATAGTTTTATTGGATCGTTGCAAGAAGTTAATTCTGTACAGCAACCATCAAGGTACTTGGTTGAGATAGGCGCGCCTGGATGGGCAACTTCTAAGCAAAACGAGTTAAGAACATTATCGTTCTTCTGTGATGCTGTTAACATGCCTGGTGCTACTACCATGATGTCTGAGTTTAAGAAACAAGGTTATGGTACTTTTGATAGAAGACCTGTTTCATTAATTATGCCAGATTTGACATTGTCTATTATGTTAGATTCAAGAGGCAACAACTTAGGGTTCTTTCAACAATGGATGACAGAAGTTCAAAACATCGACATCTCTCAAGGACAACAAACAGAAGTAAATGGTGCAGCTCCCTTTGAAGTAAGATACAGAGGAAACTACATCTCTACTATTATGATAACAACTTTTGATATGGCGGGAACGCCTATCACAAAAATGACAGCCTACGAATGCTTCCCATCAGTACTTGGTGATGTAGCTTTAGGTTGGAATCAAACAGATGAAATTGCCAGAGTGTCAGTTAACTTCCAGATCAGATCTTGGAATGTTGAGACATTAGAAGGCACGGCGGCCGGAGAGCCAAGAGCTCTAGGCGGATTTGAACAGCTTATCAGAATTGGTACGGCTGCAAAAACATTGAAAGCATCTTTGAAGACACCTACATCTGTTGGTGATGTGATCAATGTAGTGAGTAATAGTCAAACGTTTTTACAATCGTTTGGCGGTAAAGGTTAATATGGAGAATAAATTATGGCATTACCAAAATTAGATACACCGTTATATCATGTAACGCTTCCTGTATCACAACAAAAAATAAGTTTCAGAGCATTTAAAGTTAAAGAAGAAAAGGTTCTTTTAACTGGTAAAGAAGGTGACGCAAAAGCTCAGCTTGCAGCTATGAAGCAGCTACTAATCAATTGTGTAGTTGAACCAGAAGAGTTTGATCCTGGTAAACTAACAATGCCTGATGTTGAATATATGTTTATTCAATTGAGAGCTAGATCAGTTCAGAATATCGTTGAACTGAAGTATAGGGATAAAGAGGACAATAAAGTTTATGACTTTGAAGTTGACTTAGATCAAATTGTTCCTACTATTCCAGAAGATAGATCAAGCAAAATAGATTTAACGGATACTGTTGGCATTGAGCTTACAGATCCAACATTGGATGCAATCACTGACATCGACATGACAAACATGGAAGATTCTGAGAATGCATATAAAGTAATCGCAGCATGCACTGTGCAAGTCTGGGATGAGAATGAAGTATATGATGATTTTACAGAAAGTGAGCTAATAGATTTTCTACAAGGAATGGACATCAAGATGTTTTCTAAAATGAAAGACTTCTTTGATACTGCTCCTAAGATGACCCACGAGCTCAATTATGTAAATAAAGAAGGAAACGACAGGACAATTAAGTTAGAGGGTATATCTGATTTTTTTTAGTGCTGCTGAGTCATAATAACCTTGCAAACTATTATTCATTAGTTTTCTCGTTGGCTCAGCATCATAAATACTCTATAACGGAAATCGAAGAACTCGTGCCGTTTGAACGTGATATTTATGTTGCTATGTTAATGGACCATCTCGAAAAAGAGAAACAGAGAAACGAAGAGCGAGCTGCTAAAATGAAGAGGAAAACCTAATGAGCAATAAAGAGCAATTCAGCGGAGACATGAGCCGCAATGAGGTCGAAATTGATCTCAGTAAATTCATGGAATTGGTAACAGAAAATTCTAACCTCAAGGCTGAGATTACAGAGCTTAAGGCTAACAAAGAGCCTGAAAATCCTTGGCAGAAGTGGATATTCCTGTCTGCAATGATCGATGCGTGGAGAATCTTTCCGCGTGCATTCTTAAGCGTATACATTTTCTTGCTATACTACTGTACAATGTGGTTCATGGAGCTAGACGCTCCTACCATGGAACAATCTGGTCTTATCAGTATTGTTGTTGGTGCAGGTGCAGCATGGTTTGGTTTATATGCAGGTACAACAGGTAGTAGTAAACAATTTAAAGGTGAAGATTCTTGAATAAAAAAGAAGAAGAACAACACGATAAGGTTCTTTCGTGGGCGGCAGTTTTCTTTCTAATAACAATAGTTATTGGTTTATCTGTTAATATAAATGCACAATCTAGTCAACAATCAGGAACAGCTTGTGTAAATGGTTCTCAGTATTGTGAAAATAATAGTTTAGATACCACTAATACAACGACGACGACCAACACTAATACAAACACCAATACAAATACTAACACCAACACCAACACGAACAACAACACCAACGTTAATACTAATACAACGACGAGCACAGCAACGAATACGAATTCAAACACTAATGTCAACACCAACACGAACAATAATATCAACACATCGACAGCAACTTCGACTTCGAACAACACCAATACAAACAATAACGTTAATACTTCGACTTCTAATTCAACAGTAAATTCGACTGTTAATCAAAACGTTAATAACACAAATAATTCGACTTCAACATCGAACAACACTAATACCAACACTAACGTAAATCAATCAACTTCAGATTCAAACGTTACAACAGATAATCGAAACGTAAACGAAAATAATTCAAGATCTGATAACACCAATAGAAACATAAATGAATCAAACAGCACTCAAACGATTAATCAAAACGTAAAAAGTGAAGCACCTCCTGCGTCTGCGATAGCTCCTAGTATCATGTCTTACTCACAAGACCTCTGTACAACAGGTGTCTCAGGAGCTTTTCAAGGACAGGTGTTTGGTTTATCTGGTGGTAAAACTATTGTTGATGAAAACTGTGAAAGGTTAAAACTATCTAAGTATCTATACGATATGGGAATGAAAGTAGCCTCAGTTGCATTGCTTTGTCAAGACAAAAGAGTGTTTAAGGCTATGTCAATGGCGGGTACGCCTTGTCCGTATAACGGTAAAATTGGTAAAGAAGCTACGGTGGCTTGGGAAGAAAACCCGCAAAAAAGACCTGATAAAGATGACGCTTTAGAAGATTATATTGCTCAATGTACACATGAAGCTAACCCCAACAGAGACAAGATTAATAAAGATGTTGTAGGTTTAGTTAAAAAAACTTATACACGGAAAACTAAAACAGCTAAACAATGCAAAAAAGAGTTTTATTCTACGCATTAGGGTGTTTAGTTAGTTTTAATGTATTAGGACAGTATACATACGAAGCTAATCAAGACCTTTATGATCTTAATGCTAATGCTAATAACTTCAACGGTGAGTTAGCATACGAGGTATCTGATGATGGAATTAGTCCTGCGATTGACCTTTCTTTTAATTTTACTTTTTATGGCTCTACGTTTAGCCAAGCAAGAATGGCAACGAATGGATGTCTCCATTTTGGTAATAGTGGGAGCTATTGTAATGACTATACTCCTGACCCTATTAACGGACAGCACACTTATACCATATACCCTTTTTGGA